TTAGCAAGGTTTTGTGGTGATTTAGTGAAGTCGATTGAAGGAGGTGTAGCGCCACCAATTTTTGGGATAGAAATTTCACCTTCGAGTTCTGACTTGGTCGGGAACGAGATCACATCCTTAAACGTGAACTGAACCGGCGACCCATCTTTATTCCGCAAGACATCGCCGGCAGGAGTCCTGAATTTGACCCCATCAGACGTTTCGTTCAGGTATGGCTTCACAAGTTTTGCTATGGGCTCCCTTGCGGCCCTTGCTAAAGCAGAATCGGCGGCGCTAACAGAAAACGAATCATCAGGCATGACGGCCAAGGCTTCTTCGACGCGGCTTTCAACAGCATCCAGGTCTATGACCATCCCGGTCCTGTCATGGGTAGGAACCCTAAACTTAGAACCGTTGATTTCCGCGACCTTATACCGCTCGACATCCTGAGATAGAGCATAATCAATAGCATCATTAATATTTACATCAGGATTTTTTATTTTGTAGGCCTTAGCAACAGATGCGGTTAGGTCCATACTCTTCTCTATCTGAGCAATCGACGACCCTTCCACGGAAACCGCGCGTATGTAATCTTCATGTTCTGAAAATACGGAATCAATTACAGCTTTCGGATCATCTCCAGTTATTTCTTTGTATGCCTTATTTATTCCATCACTTCCTGCTTTAGATATCTCGTGCAGGATTCTTATTCTATCCATATTTCCAGACGGATCTTTCATGGAGAGGTTTAGCGCCGTCGCTTGTGCGAGTGGTAGCTTCTGTTTCATGAGATCATTCAAAGCATTCGGGGCGAATTCTTGATATTGCCCGGACAACTCACCGGCAAGCGCAACTATGTCGTCCGCAGAGTTAAATTCTTCTGCTCTTGCAGCAATAGTTTTTGCGGCTTCCTTTGGTAGCACTGACGCAGTTACAGGGTCTCCCTGCATCTGCACTATCTGCAATGTGTTCAGCCCTCTTCCTTGCCCCCATTTAGCCGGGTCATCAGCTTTTAGACGGAGCTCCACTTCCAATTCTTTCATAGTGGATTCCTTTAATTGCTCTCTGAGGCTCGACGGAATCAGGTTAAGATTCTCTCCTATCGTAAAATGCTCAAATGAGGCTAGGCGCTTTTCCCACGACGTGACTACGGAATCAGGGTATCTACCCGTTGCGGCAAGCCGGTCATATTCTTTTCTTCTCATTTCGATCAATTCAGAAGGCGACGCCCCCTTTTTAGCTGCATCTACCAATCTGTTCTTGAACACCCATTCGTGGTTCACAACGCCGTCCATCACTATTGCTTGCTGGTCCGGGCGTAACTCTCCTAGCTTGTGCGCGTCCCAATAATCGCGCTTATAAATAGCAGCGGCCTGTTCTTTAGTTAGGGTAGCCACATTTACATCCTTGTGAGCATCCTGATTTATTCCAAAATTTACAGGAACACCGGTTCCACCATCCGAAGAGCTATAGCCGCCCTCGTTATTAAAGACAGAGGTCATAGCTTCCTCAAAGCCACCAGCCCCAGCCCCAAGTGCTTGAAGCCTTTTTTCTGGGGGTAGGGTTACTACAAGCTCTTTTTGCACATCTGCCGCCATAGCCAATTGTTGTTCTGGCGAGAACATATAGGTACCATCTGACTTCTTCAGCGTCGCATTCATTGCCGCTTCATCAAAAATAGAAGCTAGGGCTTTTTGCGCGCCTTCCCTCTGTTCGGGGATATGACTGTAAAGATTCGGAGAAATCGCCCCTATCGTTGAAATATTCTGTTTTTGCGCCCTCAGCACAACAGCTTCCTGCTCAATATCAAGATTGTGATTGTATTTTGTCGTAGCCTTATCGAGATACGGAATCATTTCGTTCCGAGCCTGGAGCTCTAACTTTTCGGCGAGCCCAGGGGCTCCAACGTTTTTTACCCAACCCTTAACAAAACCATCTGCCTTTACCTTAAACGTTGCGGGGTCAGCTCCAGCTTCCTCTGATATCCTATGCAAGTTTTCGCGCAAATCAGTGATAGAACTAAGTTCTGTTATCCTGTTTGACTTCTCGAACATATCCGTTGCAACAGCGGTTGCTTGTTGCGATACCCTTTGCGCTGTTTGCGCCTGAGCTTGCAGGCCCATTCCAGAAGGAACTTGACCTACGCTACCAGTCATCAGTTGACTAACATATTGCGGAACATCTCTAGGCATTAGAACGCACCCCCGGAAGCTGCTCTGGTTACAGGAATTAGACTCGTGGCGGCCCCGATATAACCTTGAGCCGTCGCCTGTCTTGCCGCAAGCCTTGACTCAGCCGCGCCGGCCCTTGACGCTGCCGCACCATAACCCGCGCCAAATTGGGCGCGCGATATATCAGCGGAAGCTTCGCTGTTTGTAAAGCTCGCAATACTTCTGGGAGTACCAGACCCGAGGGCCACCATCCGCGACCCAAAAGCGGCGTTCTGGCTTGCAAGTGTTGCCTGCAACGTCCTCCTAATCTTGTCCGCTTGATCCCTCCCGCGCAATTCCTCCGCCCTTGCCGCCAGCTCCCCCTGCCTTGATTGGGATTTGTACGCAGCGGCCTGATACCTTCCAGCTTGCAATGACGAGAACACACCAAGCGCACCAAATCCACCGGCTGCTGCCGTACCTCCGGCTGATAGCAAGACGGGAGCCGTCGTAGCTACTTGCGAGGCCGTGGCGACTCCGGTTGTGGCGCCCAACGCAGCGCTAGTCCCCGCAGTGGTAGCCCCAGATCCCGCCAATGCTAAAATTGCCGTTTCCATCTAGTCGCTCTTAATTATTGTTTTCGATAATTGCAAAACTGTCATCGGTGTTGGGTCATTCTGGGTTATCGTCACCTGGGCCGTTTCATCCCAACCACGGAAACCAACCAGCCTTTTGATCCCCGTGAACTGAGGTGGAGGCTCGTCTAGCAATCCAGAACCAAACGCGCGGAACCCTACAGTTTTATTATTTATCACTATGTCAGACGTTTCGTACAGCCTAACTACAATTTCAGAAATATTTAATAAATCACCAACCGATGTTGACACATACTTTGATTTAACGTCCGTTGGCAGATCCTTGAAAACTGGCTGGAACCACAAGCCTATTTCACATGATTCTTCAGCTGCCCTTGATATCGTCGCGCTTCCGCCGGAAGGGGTCACATTGCTAAGAACAGAAGAATCAGCAACCACGCGGCATTCCATGGAATTCAAATGATCTAACCCCGTGAAAACAGTGGCAGGAAGCCCCGTTGTGGTGCGGACAGAAGCATCAAGCAAATGATCATCATTTATCTTCTCCAGGTATCTCAGACTCTCACGCTCTACCACGAAGTAAATGTCGCTGTAATCTGCACCCACATTCTTGAACAGACCGTTCGTCGTTTGGTTTGTAAACGCACCAATCTGCTGGGCTCGCTGTATGGTGGCTATGGTCGCCGTCCCGTCAGACTGCACAATGCAGTAAAGCGCTCCGTCATCAACAGAGGTTGCGCGCCTTAAGGCTACGTCCACAGGGGAGGCAATAAGATGATTCGACAACAAAGAAATAATGTTGTTCCCATATGCTTGCTGAGTATCGACGAAAATGAACTCCTGGACAGACTGGCCGCCGTTCTGAATGTAAAACACCCCGCCTTCCGTCTCCATGACGCGCAGCCCTCTTTGCTGCCCAATCCGCGATTGGCGAGAGACAGAAACGTTTCCAGGCGTAATAGGCTCGCCAGGAGTGGAAGGAATAATAAACTCAGCGCCAGAAGTGAAGATCATCAGATTCCGGCCAGAATAAATATTGGTGATCCGGTTTAGCTGGTCCGTGTCTAAGGTTATTTCTATTCCATCGTCATCAAAACCAGTGGTTTGAGCATAATCGAAATATAACCCAACCCTTGAGCCCCACGCCGTGGTTGGGCGGCTCTTGCTACCACCTATCCACAATCTGTTATTGTGGAATGTCCCGCAGATTGGCCACCCCCTAGAAGAACTAAAAACTGGTTCGTATCCGGTAACATACTCCCAATCTGCCGCCGCAATCGCAGTAGTGTTATTGAACGGTATCTCTACCAAAGCATCAACCACCGTTGCCGATCTTACAGCTATTATTTTTGCCACCCCTCCATTTCCCTCACAATATTGGTTGACCGAGGCGGAAGTGAATGTACCAGAAGAAACAGTTAACGTTATCGAATCCGACACGGCGGAAGGCGTTAGTGTACCAAAACCCGCAGCGGCTCCAGTTTGCCGCACTTCAGTGAAGGCATGATATGGGATGTTATCAAACGTAACATTCGAAACAGTCCAATAATCATTCGCGCCCTGACGCTGCAATTTCACCGGGTTAGCATCTTCGTGGAATAAAAGGAGAACGTCCGCGCTCTGGCTCCACGTGATGTCTTCAAGCATCGAGCTTGTGATAGATTCATTGTAAACATCAACCTGATGCACCCCATCTAGATAAACCGCTATGTTTTTGTCCGTCAGGCAAAGCAAGTATGACTGTTCAGTGTTGAACTCAAAACTTATGAGCTTCGATTCACTGTTAGTAGCGTGCGTGTAAACGTTAAAATCTGTCAACGTCACTTTGTTTGTTGAGAGATCCGTACTCCCGATTCTTGCTAACCGAATATATCTGTAGGAGGCTTCGATTCTGCGCGAATAATTTTTTGCGGTTGTCGTAACCGTTAAAGCAGACCCTATGCTTGTCCACGAAGCCCCATCACTTGAAACCTGGATAAAGAACTCAGAAGAAGATCCAGAAACAGTAAGAGCAAGCCCAAAGATATAAACCACACCAACAGAAACAGAGCTGCCGAGGTCATAACTAACCACAACATAAGGATTCGTGGTCGAGATGTTGTTTGTCGTTGTAAGCGCTGTGCTGGAGCTTCTATCATTTGCATTAGACCCGGTGCCTCCATTCGCTGCGGTTATCGTCGGGGATGACACAAACGTGAGCTGCTTTAACAGCGCGTCGATATGCTGCAATCCACCGCGACGCTTAAACCCACCCTGGGTCAGAGTCACTACGTTCCGCATGGTCTCTGCCGCGCCGTAATATTGGTCTATGTCAGACCTTCCCAACATCTTAGGATCTAGTTCCCCTTGAGTGAATCTATGCTGGATGGTGCGAGACATCAGCCAAACCTTGCAGAGGTTATCGGGGAACTAACAATCATCTCATTCCTTTTCTGCTTTGCGTCCGTCCCAGCAGCTATTCCGAACAGGCCGCCCTTAAAATTAGCCGAAGACCCGCCGTTAGCTTTCTCTTCGTAAAGCGTTGCAAGCTTAGAATTCCCGGTAACCGGTATCGCAATCAAAGATGCGAAAGACATAATTACAAACTGTGTGAAATATGCGGGCCACTGGGCCTCGTTTGGGTAAAATACATAATCAGCGTAAAGAGACGGGTAGTTAGAAAACACCCTGCGCGCCGTGTCTGTGCCGTAAATATCGTAATCTTGCACAGGAGATGCGCCCACTGCATCGCTACTGAACAGGGCCCAAAGCAAAAGGGCCTCAGAAGGGATTATATGCGAATAGGTATATTCGTTTAATGGATCTTCAGAATCTTGCGACAGCTGGCGCTTTTTGGACGCAAAGGTCCAAGGATAAATAGAAAGTAAATACTGAACATGCTGTTCATACAACTGGTCACAAATCTCGGCTTCATTCGTCTCATCTGAAAACGAACTGATTGTATTCGCTCTTAATAAAGAAAGACTCTGAGAAGCAATGGAGACGCTCGTTGTCATAGCACCCTATAGGAAAGAAAAAAAGGGGGAGGGGCTTTAATCCCTCCCCCTTTAGGATAAACGATAAGCTTGTTAAAGATTAATCGCTATCCGTAACCGTACCAGTGGTCACGTTGGTCACGTCGATTGTTCCAGACGCTTTATCAACAACAATGTGAGGACCATACGTAGAGACAGTACCGCCCGTGCCAATGGCAGTAGCCCACACGACAACATAAATAATGTCACCGATCTCGAGCATATTGTACGCACCGCCATAAGCAGTGGAGCTGTTAAAATAGCCAGCACCATCAACCGTAGTGTGTGCGTCAAGGGTAGCGTAGGTGAAAACCTGAGGCGCTTTACCGCGCTTAGAGTTTCCGCCAACTGGGTTTAAATAAGCAATGTCAAAAGCCATGTTACATATCTCCTATGATTAAGCTTCGTAAACGAGAACGTCGATAACGCCATCGGTGTCAATGGTCACAGCTCCGGCAGTAACCGCCGAGGTAATCAACCAGGATTTCTTTTCAGGAATCCAGTCTACCGAAGAGCGCACTCCGCCAGTCATAGCGAGGCCAACAGCGTCACGATGGAAAGCAAAGCAGTTACGCGTTGTGGTCGAAATGGGGATACCACCTTCGTTAGCGCGGTCTTCCATCATAATAAATTCGAAACCAGCGAATTTATTCAACTCACCAACCGCCAACGCTTTCACAACGTTGAAGTCAGAAGAACCGATTTCAGTTTCCAGAAGAGCGTTTTCTAACGCAGCGGCATTGATTAGAATAACGCGGCCATCCATTGGAACGCCATTAGCATCCAATAGGCGCTTAGCACGCATAATCTTCTCAACGTTAAGCGAAGTGTTGGTTCCGCCCACAGACGTTGCAACTTGCGTTGCATAAGCCGAAGTGTCCATCGCATTAACAACGATTTGATCTAGCCGGCGGCCAATAGCTTTAGAAACAGACATAACCAACTCTCTCTTTTCATCGAAAGCCAATTTGTCTAGATCCTCAACCGCTGAATAGTCGGAAGCATCCCAATCAACAAGCGTTGCATCAGCATAGCTATGCGTAACATTCATTGGGATAACGTCAGTTTGTGGAATGCGAAGGGAAGCGATACCTTTGCCCATCTTAGGGAAACGGTAGGTCTTAGCATTTACGTTTGCGCGAGTGCGCACTTTTCCAGCCAGAAGTGATGCTCCTTGGTAGGATTGTTTGACTAGGGCGTCAAACTCAGTCTTAAAGTTTGTTGAGGCTTGTGTCGTCATGATGACGGACTCCTTTCTGAGGTTAATGTTTACGTTTACACTAACGAGAAGGCCGTCAAAATCAGTGGGCGGATTAACCGGGAAGCCACCTAGAGCGGGTCGTTTTTTTAACTATTGACATAATCTTGGTTATTTCGCAAGCGCCAAAACATAAAAAGCCGCACAGGTTACCCCATGCGGCTTCAGAACCAAAACAAACAACTACGAGAAAAACTTATCGTTACTCCTTCGCAAAGAGCCCCCTTGCGTAGGCGCGGATTACTTATCCTATGCCGCCTCAGAGTGTCAACCGATCTTTGCCAGCATTGCCGAGTATTTTTGATAATCTGCCTCGTTGTTGTCAAGCATGGCCTTACCTAGTTTTTGCTCGATATCCGACTTCGAAGCCCGCATATCAACCGGCATATCCACTGGCACCTGATCCCTACCGCCATTCATCATGCGCAACTTATTCATCACCCGCGCCGCCGCCGCACTTGTTACCATTGCTCTTGCCGCCGAAGCCTCTTCAGAACTAAAAGTGCCTCCACTCTCAAGCTCAGAAATAAAGGAACCTACAGCATCAACAATCTTCGCACCAGACGGCCCAAGCTTCTGAATCTCAGCATCCCTAGCCATTGCTATTTCTTCCTCAGACGGAGGAGTGTCAGCCAGGCTTTTAGCCTCCATAAGCTTTGCCACTACAGGGCCAATGAACTTCGCAAAGGTTTCTTTAGGCAGGCCGGCATTCTTTGCTGCCTCTTTTGCCGCCAACAATAGAGGGTCATCATTCGGGATAACACCTTCAGGAGCCCCCTCCGGCATAGCAAAAGTGTACTCGGAAATGTCAGCCGGGGCTTTACCTTCGAACTCACCCTTAGAAAGCTTTACACGCAAACCTTCAGCGCGCTTCTTTTCTTGCTGGTACGAATTGAAAAGCCTGTCCACAACAGGTGCATTGGCCGTCGCGTCCCAGAACTCCTCCGGGAAACCTTCAGGCCTCCCAGCACTAAAATCAAGTGCGCTTTGCTTGTTGCTTAACAGTGATTCTTGCGGAATCGCCTCCGGCACTGCCTGCGCCGCCACTTCGCTCTGTGTCACTTCCTGTGCTGCTTCCGTCATTTTCTTCCCTTTTTTGAGTTAAACGTTCTTCCTGTCTAGGCGTGTATTGAGGGCCGGCATAATGCGCAATTGAATCAATAAGGGCGTTAGCAAACATGCTTGAAACGCGATACACCCCAACCAGAGAGCCATCTTCCCTGGTGACAACAAATTTAAGCACACTCATTTCTTCCGCTCCACATGATTCCTTGCTTGGTCAATCTTCGCCTTAATCTGCTTAACAAGATGGTTCTGCCCCTCTCTGAAGAAGCCGTTCGCTACGTTCTGATCATAGTTCCCAATCGGCCACCAAGTCGGAGCCTGTAACGTGTGGCGCTCCATCCACTCTAAAACCTTCTTCCCAGCGTCAGAAGAGAACGCTACGAGAAAAACATGGTTCTCTTCATACTGCTTTTCCGCAACATCTTCCGCCTGCTCAAGCTTTGGACGGAGATCCTCAATATTCCATGCTAGCTGGTTCTTCAGTTCCATATAACCGTGATATCATCCGTTGAGCTGGTCACTATTGTTAACCCAGTTGTGAATTGACAACTATAATCGAGAAAATACTGGTTCTTTAATAAAGTGCCAGGATGCGTAATCGTGGCTATCTTGGTGCCACTACCCGCCGTGTTATCATATACAGTTATTACTCCCGATGCTACAGCCTTATTAACAACTATTCCAACCAATCGCCCGCGTCCAGTTTTAATTGCCGAAGTGGTTGCTGTCAGGATGTTTGTGTAGTTATTGCCGTTCTTTGGATTAGACATGGTTACCGCCTATAATTGCGCTTGTTGTGATTGTTGTGGTTGTTGCTGCATCTGCATCTGCATCATCATCTGAGCCACTGTGTTCCTAAGCTCTTCAGACTCCGCCTCACTCCTCAGAAGCTTTTGGGCAGTGCCGGTCATCTCCGTGAGCCACGCCGGAAACTCCTCTACCTTATAAGCCGTAAGTGCGAGCTGTGGATTGATCATCGCCACCATCTGGTAAGACTCCATCAGCTTTTGCACTTCTGCCGCTTGTTGCGTCTGCGCAATAGGAGAAACCACTTGCACCTGCACGAAGAAGTTATCCACCGTAAATCCTTGCGGGAGCTCAATCAAACCCTTGCTCGCAAAATTGTTACACTTAACCGCGCTGCGGGCGTAGCAGTGACCATGCCTGATGCTACCGGCACGGGGGAAAAATACACATTCATCATCGGCACTACGGTCACAAGCAACAGCACGACGATTAAAGCGCCAGATGCAAGCAACGTCATGGCTGGTTTGGCTATTATGTCGGCAGACGGCGGGAGCACTTCGAATGCTTGGGAGACTGCGGCTGATACGGACACCATAACCTTTAACGGATCCACGACTGGTGGGATCAAGGGTGATATTGTCGAGCTGATTGATATCGCTGCAGATACTTGGCATGTTAAGGTCATAGGTGCTTCTACTGGTGCTGAGGCAACCCCATTCAGCGCTACGGTATAGTCCTATGGGTGCTATGTTTTCAAAACCTAAGATGCCGGATACATCTGCTCAAACAGCCTTGCTCGCAAAGCAAGAGGCGGATGTAGCGGCTCGCGAGACTCAAACGGCAAAGAGGCAAGCGGCTGCGATGCAAGCGCGTAAAGGGCGCAGTGCTTCCTCTTTGATCACTGGGGGCAATGAGGCTGGAGTTATGAGGCAAACCCTTGGCTAAGCAGCAACCAAAAAAATTACTGGAAAGGGCTGGTAAAGCGTTCGCTGACAGGGATGCTAACAGAAACCTGTACGATGATTGCTACGAGCTTTACAGCCCTTACCGTAATACCCTTACTAAGCAGGGCAAGACGTTTAACAAGCCCACTCGTCAGTATGATTCTACGGGACAGATTAGCGCTGCCAAGTTTGTTAATACGATTCAGAGTGAGTTCACTCCGCCTTTTATGCAGTGGAGCACGCTAAAGGCTGGACCAGGGGTTCCAGAAGATAAACGCGCGACGCTTAATAAAGCGCTTGAGGGGAAAACGGATGTTTTCTTGA